ACCCAGAACCAAGCCCTTGGCTAAACGTACGTATACGGCAGAGGAGCGGCAAGCTGCCTCGGAACGTATGAAAGCTGTCGCTGCGAAAAGAAAGGCAGATCAGGAAGAGGCCAAGGCTAAAGCCTTTTCGCAAATGACTCCAACCGCCCCCGAAGACCCCAACACACCCAACACCCCTAGCACACCCAACACCCCTAGCACACCCAACACCCCCGAAACTAATCTCACTGAGGAAGGTACAAACCATGCACTGCTCGCACCTGCACTTACCGGCTTATCCACTGAGGAAGATACGTCAGATGATTCGCATATTGATGTTGCCTTACTTGATCCTAAGATCAAGCTTGAGATGGCTAAGCGCGTACTTGCTCGTAGAAGTCTTATACAGTTCACCAAGCGTTTTTATCCCCAGTACACCCCGGGTTGGGTTCACTTCGACATCTCGCGACGACTCGAGCAATTTATGCGCGACGTCGAAGACAAAAAATCGCCTCGTCTTATGTTGCTCGTCCCGCCGAGGCACGGTAAATCGGAGCTCGCGTCGATTCGTTTCCCAGCGTTTATCCTAGGACACCACCCTGAATGGGAGGTGATTAACTGCGGGTATAACTTGGACCTGCCGATGAAGTTTAGCCGGAAGGTCAGGGAGATCTTAAGAGATCCCGGATACAAGCCGCTGTTCAGTCAGTCGATGTTGGACCCGGAGTCACAGAGTGCCGAGGCGTGGAACACGACCTCTGGTGGTGGTTTTACTGCAGCAGGTGTGGGCGGTGGTATTACTGGTAAAGGTGCGACGGTTCTGATTATTGATGATCCGATCAAGAATCAGGAGGAGGCGGATTCGATCGTGACGCGTGATGGTCTGTGGGATTGGTATTGGTCTACGGCCTATTCTCGTCTCGCACCCGGTGGTGGGATTTTGGTTATTCAGACTTGGTGGCACGACGATGACCTTGCTGGTCGCTTGCAGCAGAAGATGCGGCATGAGGAAGAGTCGGATCAGTTCGTGATTATTAAGTACCCTGCTCTGGCAGAGAAGTGGGAGTATCGGAATAAAGAGACGGATTTAATTGAGCGCTATGACACTCCGCTTGATCCAGCTCATGCTGAAGCGCGTAGTGCGCGGAGAGAGAATGGTGTTACGGACCCGATGGAGATAGACGGTACGTACGATCTCTTACGTGCTCCGGGCGAAGCGCTGCATCCTGAGCGGTACAACGAGAAGATGATGATCAGTATGAAGGCGAATCAGCCGCCTCGAATCTGGTCTGCGCTCTATCAGCAGAATCCTGTACCTGATGAAGGTGTGTATTTCAAGAAGGAGTATTTCCGGTACGAGCCCGTATCTCCTGTGGCGTATCAGAGGAATGTGTTCCAAGCGTGGGACTTTGCGATAGGTGAAAAGCAGCAGAACGACTTTACCGTCGGTACGACGCTCGTACAGGATGAGAACGACTTCCTGCACGTAGTGGAGGTGGTTCGGTTTAAAGGGGACAGCTTCACAATTGTGGAAGAGATTTTAAATGCAGCGGAACGATGGGGTTCAGAACCCACCGCGCCATTGACCCTTGGGTTTGAGGACTCGCAGATCTGGAAAGCCATCAAGCCGTTGTTGGAGAAGCGCATGCGCGAGCGGAGTTTGTATCCGCCGTATGAAGTGCTGAAACCGCTGACGGACAAACTGGCTCGTGCTAGATCTCTACAAGGTCGGATGCAGCAGGGTAGAGTGTATTTCCCGACCGAGGCTAGTTGGCTAAACGAGGTACAGACAGAGTTGTTACGCTTTCCTGCTGGCGCTCATGACGACATCGTGGACGCTCTGGCATGGACGGTAAATTTATGTGTCGGGAAATCGCCTAGGAAGTTGCCAGAACCGAAACCGCTGCCGAGTTGGAAAGACAAACTGCATTTGTATTCAATCGGATCTGATAGCGGTTCTTCTCACATGTCGGCATAATATGAAATAATCTAATATTCGAATACACCACCAAAGGATCTTTTTATGTCAGCTGCTGGCGAATTAATAATGCGGTGCTTTCATGCGAGGACACTTTCGCATGTACAGCACTTGCAGACGAAGTCATTTGCGGCCCATAAAGCGCTCAATGAGTTCTACGATGGGATCATCCCACTGGTCGATTCTTTCGCCGAGGCATATCAGGGTGAATACGGATTGATTGAGGACTACCCGACTGAGTTTGAGTACGTAGAAGATCCTTTGGAAATGATAGACGCTCTAGTCTCTTGGATTGATGTGAATAGAGATGAAGTCAGCGACGATACGTATCTACAAAACATTATCGATGAGATCGTTGAATTGATACGTTCCACCCAATACAAGCTAAAATTTCTGAAGTGAGTGGACAATGCCAGTAGATTCTAAAACAGCTCTACACCAGTGGATGCGCTATCAGTTTGTCAGAGATAACGGTCATGCAGACTTTGTTAAGAAAGCCGACAAATGTAACAATTTCTTCATTGGTCAGCAGTGGGACCCTAACGACATGGCCTTGTTACAAGCCCAACGTCGCCCCGCTCTCACCATCAACAAGATTATTTCCACGATCAGTAACGTACTTGGAGAGCAGATCCATAACCGGACGGATATTTCGTTCCAGCCACGGTCCGGTGCTCCTGTCGCACTGGCTGAAACCCTTACCAAGGTATTCAGGCAAATCTCTGACAACAACCAGCTCGACTGGAAGCGCTCAGATATGTTCGCCGATGGGATCATCACAAGTCGTGGATTCCTCGATGTACGGCTAGACTTTAATGATTCAATGACGGGTGAGGTTCATGTTGATCACCTCAATCCTAAAAACGTATTAGTCGATCCTGATGCAGAAGAATACGATCCCGATACATGGAATGACGTATTCGTTACGAAATGGATGACTTGGCAAGATATTGCCATGCTCTATAACGAAGAAGATGCGGAGTATTTAAAGACTCGCGGAACTAGCTTTTTCCCATACGGCTACGACTCTATCGAACGCGAGCGTGACCGCTTCGGCTTCTACTATAACAAGGGCTATTACATGGGCCCGTGGGATCAAGCGGAAGTCATTCGTAACATCCGTGTGATTGAGCGTCAGTGGAAGAAGTTAGATCAGCAGAAACATTTTGTCGATCTACAAACCGGCGACATGCGCCCGATACCAGATAGTTGGGATCAGAATAAGATCAATATGGTGGCTCAACAATATGGCCTAGGCGTCACTAAGAAGTTGGTCAAACGCATACGCTGGACGGTCACCGCAGATAACGTAGTTCTGCATGATGATTGGAGTCCGTACAAACACTTTACTGTCGTACCGTACTTCCCGTATTTCCGTCGCGGTAAGACTGTCGGTCTGGTAGAGAACCTGCTCGGACCGCAAGAGTACCTGAATAAGGTTACCAGCCAAGAGCTGCACGTTATTAACACAACTGCGAACTCTGGATGGATTGTTCAGACCGGTAAATTACGGAATCTGTCCATCGAAGAACTGGAACAGCGTGGCGCGGAAACCGGATTGGTTTTGGAAGTTGAAGGCGCTCCCGGTGAAGTCGTACAGAAGATCAATCCGAATCAGACTCCTACCGGGTTGGATCGTTTCTCCTATAAAGCTGAAGAACACATCAAAAACATCTCAGGTGTTACGGACTACATGGCCGGTAACGCTCGCGAAGATGTGTCAGCCAAAGCTGTAGCCGCTAACCAAAGCAGGGGCTCGCTCAATCTGAGCAAGCCGATGGATGCTATCGCTCGGACAGATTACATTCTAGCTCGTAACATTTTGGATATTGTCCAAGAGTTTTATACCGAGCCAAGGATCATGAACGTAATCACCAATCGCGTGACTGGTGACCAAGAATCGATGCAGATTAACCAACCTGACCCGATCACCGGCGAAATCTTGAACGATCTAACGATCGGTGAGTATGATGTCATTGTCTCCAGCACTCCACATCGTGAGACTTTGGAAGACAGTCAGTTCGAGCAAGCCATTAGCTTGCGCGAATTGGGCATCCAGCTGCCAGACGAAGTTCTCATTGAAAATTCTCGTCTGAACAAACGCAGTGAGATCATCAAACAGATGCGCGATGCAGCTCAGTCACCTGAGCAGCAGTATCAAATGCAGATGCAGAAGATGCAGGCTGAACTTGAACTAGCCAATCTGAAAGCAGAAGCCGCTCAGACCGAGGCTGACACTCAGCTTAAACAGGCTAAGTCTCAAATGGAGCAGGTGAAAGCTCAGAAAGAGGTTCAAGGCAATCCTGCAGAAGCTCAAAAAATGCAGATGGAGATGGAGATCAAGCAGCAAGAAGCGCAGCTTGAAATGCAGCGCATGCAGATGGAGCTGGAATTCAAACGCCAAGAGCTGGAACTGAAAAAACAAGAACTGGCGATGAAGCTACAAGCCTCTCAAGCACAAGCCTCGCAAAAGATCGAACAGGCCAATATCCAAGGGCAGATGCAGCGGGACAATGCCGCTATGCAGATGGAGCAATCCAGTGCTCAACATGCCATGGGTATGGAGCAGGCTCAACAGAATCATGAGCTGACTATGAAGACCCAGAAAGAACAGTCTGACTTCAAAGCCCAGCAGATGAAGAAACAGGCGCAAGCCAAACCTAAACCTAAACCTAAAGCTAAGGAGAGTTCCTAGTGGACGAAGATCAAGTACTCGACAGGGGTGATGAAATCGCCTCTGAAACCCCTGAATCACAAACTGCTGATGATTTAGGTCTTGAAGAACAGACTCCGGCGGCAGAAGCCGTTGCGGAAGAACTTGAAGACGAAGATGATCAGCCTCGTGATGAGAAAGGCCGATTCATTCCGAAAGAACGTTTCGACGAAGCCGTCAAAAAAGAACGTTCGGAGAAAGAAGAGGCTCAACGCCGTTTGAAAGAATTTGAAGATCGCGAAGCTACCCGTAATATCTCTGAAGATTTCGCCGCCGCTGAAGCTAAAGTCAATGAGCTGATCCAAAAGCACATCGATTTGATCGCTGACGGTGAGACCAAAGAAGCTGCGGCTGTTTTTCGCCAGATTCTGGCAATTAAAGACGAGATTTCAGAACGTAAAGCTGAAATCAAAGCGGAACAGACTAAAAATGCGTCGATTCAAGAGAATAAGTACGCTTCTGTCGTTGAAAAACTGGAAGCTGACTATCCTCAGATCAATCCAGACGCAGCTGAGTACGATGCGGCGACCGTTAAACGTGTAAGAGCGTACATGGCAGGTCTTGTTCAGGTTGAACGGATGAATCCATCTCAAGCTTTGAAAGAAGCAGTTGAGACTTTGCTCGGTTCTCCAGCCAAAGCTGAAAAACCGAATGCAGCTAAAGCCGAAGAACTTGGATTACGTCGCAAAGAGACTGCTGTTAAGAAAGCGATGGACGCTAAATCCAAGCAACCAGCGTCTTCTCGCGATGTCGGGCTTGACCATGACAAGACAGGTGGCGCTCTCGACGCCTCTGCGGTTATGAAAATGAGCTGGGACGAGTTTGTTAAGCTTCCAGACTCAAAATTAGCCGAATTACGCGGTGATTTTGTCTAGGCTTACCACAAAAAGCTTCTGAAGGTAATAGAGTCTTGGTAATACTTGACTCTATTGCTGGAAAGCACGTTATAATTTAATCATTCGCTAATAAACCTAAGCGACAGAGGGTTTCGCCTCATTCACGTTACGAATGAAGTTCGCGGTAGCGGCGATAAGGCTACGGATCAGTACAAAAAACTTT